TTCCATGTTAGGCGATTCAAAGTTAATAATATCTTTTTGAATATCCGCGTCAGAAATACCGGAATTAATACCCTGTCTATTTAAGTCTCTAGCATGAACAGCCGTTGCATAATCTACTAAATCATTTAATTTAATGTTATGCTGCTTCATTTCTTTTATGATAGGCGCTAACTGTTGGTTTACTACTTGATGAGCACGCTCAGGAGATCCACGGAATAAACGAGCTTGTTTATATAGAGAATCTTCGGCACTTGCTACACCGCCGTTTACTTTCTTTTCGAGTGATTCTAACGGCGCTAAATCATCAAGCCAATTCGCTCTAAAATTCTTAGTACCTTCAAGAACATTTTCTTTAATTTGTTGTAGCTTCGATAATTTATCACGGTTAATTTGTTTACCTGTTTCAGTAGCTAAACCGTCAGCATTATCATTAAAGAACTGTGTAAACATACGCGTTTTAAATTGTGGGTTTTTATAATCATACCCAACAGGCGAACCATCCGGCGCAAAGTCTTGCGTTTGAATCTCTGTAAGATCCTTACGCGGTATTTCTTGTTGAATGGTTTTCTTGAAGTTTAAAGCTGGCTCTTGATTCATGAATGGCAACGGTGAATCTTGCGTAATTTTTAAACCGTCATTCGTTGGGCTAGTCGAGAATTGACCATCTAGCTTTTGAGCTACACGCTGGTTCGGACTCATATTAGCCTTGTAGTTTACAAAGTCACCTTCTTTATAAACAGGAACAACCACACGGCGACCATCCGGCGTTTCAACGATTTTAGTAGCACGGTTTTGAACGGTCTTTTTAAACTTCAACGGCGAACCTGTTTCGGGTACTGGATTCGCTAGTTCTTCAAGCTCTTTAAGGGTTAACCCTTCTAAATCGGGATTTCCTTTCATAAGACGCTCAATTGCTTCTTTACGTGAACGAGTACCGTTAAAGTTACCATTCATAATCTTTTCATATTGGTTGTAAACTTGCTCTTTTTGCTGGTCAATAGAGTTCATAATTTCGTCTACCCCTTGACCACCTTCAGGAGCAGCCACGTTCACATCAAATGCCTGTTGGTCAAGATCATCAATTGCTTTCGGCATCCACGCTGGAACGTCTCCAAATTCATCTTTAAACCCTTGCATAACTTGACTTTCAGCAATTTTACGTAATTCTGATTTATTAGGAGCTCGCCCAGTTTGTTTATAAAATTCTTGATACCAGCCCGGATTTTTAGAAACCGCATAACGCCCTGTTACTTGTCGGTAGTTGCCGCCTAAACCGTTATCTGTTGTGCCTTTTTCTACCCCTCCACGGTTAGTAAGGGAGTTACGTAAATAGTCAACTTGCTTCTCGATAGCGTCATTAAATTCATTCAATGTCTGCTCGTCAGGAATTTGCTTGTTCATATTGTCAAGCGTATCTTGCCATTCATTAGCAGGACGACCACCACCAAGAGGTGCATTAAGCTGCGGAGTACCGTCTATATTTACATCTTTACGGAAGTTAGCAGCCGGATCTTTTACCAAAGGTGAATTAAGTTGTCTAGCCATGTTTTCTACCGGCTCAGATACTTTACCATTTAAAAAGCGCATTGCTTCTTTCTGCGGCGCATTTAAACGCGGTGCATTACCATCTACAATAGATTGACCGTCCATTGTACCCTTTACCGTTTGACGTTGCTTCCCAAAGTGGCGAGACACGTTAAAAGGATCATCGTTCATTACGTTTTTAGGAACAGTTTGACCAGCGCTTTTTGCAGCCTTCATTGCTTTTAGTCCAGAACTCAACCCATGAATACCTAAGTCAGCCAGTCCACCAAAAGCAGCGTTAACCGCTACGTTTTTAGCAAAATCTTTTGCTGTGTGTTTAGGGTTGTATAGTTCATCGTTTGTAGACTGAACAGCACCGAAACCAGCACCAGCAACCGCGCCTCTAGTAAGTTCACGTAAAGGGTTAGACTTCGCTAAAGTCTTTCCGATCTTGCCAGCTTTTAACACCTTATCAGCCGCTTTATAAGAAGCACCACCCGGTGCTAACATCCCGATAGTATCACTGATAACGTCAGAAGTTCCACCTTTGCCGAGTTTACGTGTTTTCTTGTAAGAGGTGTCAACACCAGCGCGCTTTTGAATGTTGCTTACAGCGCCTAATGAGCCGCTATCTGCTACGCGGTTAAATTGTCGTGTTACTTCTTTAGAAGATTTGTTTTTGTCAAACTTTTTATTGTTCTTAGCAATCTTCTTATTAGCTTCTTTTGCAGAAACATCATCAAAAGGATTAAGAGCCTCAACGTTATGTTTGAAGTTACTTCCTGTTCGCTTCGCTTCGTTCTTTGCGCTTTTGAAAGCATCTCCTGCACCTTCTTTAATATCGTGGCCAACATCACTAAAAAAATCGCCTGTTTTATCCCAAAAACCTTTTTTCTTTTTAGACTTTTTCTCTTTGCCTTTTTTCTTATCCTTTTTCCCTTTATGAACACTGTCAATGTGAGACTTACTAAGAGTAGGCATTGTGTCAAGTTCATCTTGAATGGATTTAGGAAACTTCCCTTTTTTCTTGTAGTAAGACTGTATTTTCGCTTCTTTTCGTTCTTGTTCACGAGACGGCATAACGCCGCCCCGACCTTGTTTCTTGGCTTTTTCTTGCATACGGTACTTATCAGCATTCGCTTTTTTCTCAGCAGCTACTTGCGCCTTATACGCTCGTTCCGCTTCTCGTTCTGCCTCTTTCCGTTGGCGCTCCGCTTCTTTGAAAGCTTCTTGACGTTGCTTCCATTTCATCTTTTCGATTTCAGGTTGCGCTTTCCAGTAGCCGACTTTTTTTGCTTGTTGCATCCCTGCATTATAAGAACCAGCACCAAACATATTGTCGAACGTTTTTTTATACTTGTTCGGATCATAATTGTATGGCATGTAACTACCTCCAACTCATAATTTTGTCTACATAATCGCGCGTTTCTTTTGGTGCAAATCGGCGTATTTGATTCCAGTCTTTACTTCCTCCGGCTTTACGGATAGCTTTATTCAAGTTACCGCCGCCCCAGTTATAAGCTGCTAACGCTAACGGAATATTATTATTATATTTTTGTAGCATTTGAGCGATATATTTTGTACCGCCGTTAATGTTTTGTTGAGCATCCCAAACATTTTTAACGCCCATTTCGCGAGCTGTAGCAGGCATTAATTGCATTAGCCCTTTTGCTCCTGCGCCGGAAGTTAGGTTATATTTAAACGTTGATTCCTTCTTGATGATAGCAGCAATAAGGTTAGGGTTTACTTTGTACGTTTGTGAAGCTTTACCGATCATCCCTAACATATTTGAAGGAGCTTGTTTATAAGCTGAACCTGTACCCAATCCACGCGGAGCTGAGACAGCGCCGCCGCCCATTGATTTCGCAACATTGCCACCGCCACCGATACGGCGAATATTACCACTGAAACGCTTTTTAAAATAGCTTCCGTATGAGCTGTTTAAATCCACAATGCCGATACCTGTTTTACCCTGAGCGCCAATAAACTGATTGTTGCCCAAGTAAATTACAACGTGTCCATTTTTCTTATAGGTATCAAAGAAAAGAAGATCCCCAGGCTGAGCATTTGCTATACCACCTTTTACAGCCGTTCCTTTATTCTTTAATGTTTCGGTGGTCGTTCCGGTTAATGGGCCTAGATTGATTCCCATTTGTTCATATGCCCAACGCACATAAGAAGAACAGTCAAAGCGCCCTGCTGCAATATCTTTTTGTGAACGTCCTCCACCGAATACATATTTACTTCCACCATTAAGATATTTCTGTGATGCGGCGAGTACCGCCCCCCCTCCACCTACCCCAGAAAACCCGAAGTATCACCACTCATGCCAGCATAAGCGTTAGCTTGTGTCTGAGCTTGTGACATTGCAAGATTTCCGTTGTAGTTAAGTTCGTATTGTCTCCATGCCATTTCTTCACCAAACTGAGATTTATTAAGTTCAAGCTGAGCTTTTTCAGAAGCAGACATATTATTGAACTGGTATTTTCTCCAATCCTGTTCCGCTTGCCATGCTGTTTTATTTTGTGCAAACTCCGCTTTCCACTGTTCTTTTTGGAAGGCCAATGTTTGATTGAATTGAGAAGTATTTTGATTAAATGTTTTATCCCATTGGCTATTCTGAACAGCAGCTTGATCTTTATTGAAGTTAAATTGTTGATTCCACTGACTGTTAGTAGCATCAAATTGTTGATTCCATTGGCTATTAGTTGTGTTAAATTGATTCTGCCAGTTACTTTGTTGTAGAGCTGCTTGTTGTTGTTGAAAAGCAAACTGAGCGTTTTGCATTTGCGCCGCTTGCCATGCGTTCTTTTCTGCTGTCACTTTATCATCTGAACGATTCCATGCTTCTGTAAGAGCCTGAGAGCGCGCCGCTTCAATTTGTGCGGTCATAGCCTTTTCTTGCGCTGGATCTTTTAATTCTCCAATACGTTGGTCAAGTTGTCCTTGTTGATCCATTTCTTGCTTAGACAGTGTATTCAACGCATTTTGGCGCGTGTTAGCCGCTTGAATATTCGCCGTTACGTTTTCGCCTGACTTGCTTAAACCGGAAGCTGCAAGCATTTCCTTTAGGCGGTTGACGTTCTGTTGGCTTACAACATCTGCCTGATTTTTTTGACCGTAAAATTGTTCAGTAACTTGTCCTTTTTGACCTTGCACACCTTTGACCGCATTGTCACGTTGGCGGCGGTACTCCGTAAGCTGCGATTCTTTTTGCTTATCAAATGTCGTATTAATTTGTTTCGCTGCTTCTTTTCGCGGATCAGCTTCATAGGCACGGTGTTTACCATAAAGCTCTTTGCCCCCTTCGGTATAAGCGCCAGTTTCAAACGAGAAAATACCGCCGTTTGCTTGCTGGTATTTGTTATCTCCAATCTGCGTATACGAGTTACCCGGTTTATTCTGAACATATTGGCGCGCCCACTTCGTAGAAGCATCAGCTTTGTAAACACGTCCTTTGTTATCTTTCCAGTACCCTTGTCCCATGTTTTGCGACTCTGCCGCTTTTTTAGGAGAAGGTTTTGTAGTAGCTGTTGGCGTTGTTTTCTTCGTGCTCTTTGTTGTAGATGTATAACGTAATTTAGGATTGACAGCCATTCTATAACCACCTTTCTAATGTTATTGCATTGCAATCCATGAGTAGTTAACTGTTACTTGTGAAGCTGTTTTGTTTTCCATCGTGATAGTACACTGATCTGCTGCAATGTCACTGAATGAAGGAGCAGGGAAGTTTTGCGGCGCTGACGAGTTTTTTACACTCCCTACAATAGATGTTGGCCCACTTGCAAAAGCTTCAGGAAAAACGATTGTTTGTGTCTTAGTTGAAAAAGCAGGAATAGCAGCAGCTAATGAGCCGGCTTGAATTTTATTCCCTTTCACTACTTTCCCTATCTCGCTTGTTACATCATCAAGCGTCATAAACTTAAACCAAGCAGAATAACCAGCGTCTATTGTCCAATAACGGTAATATGCTTCTGTTGCTCCACTAGGACGGAAAAAGAACTGTGTCATACGTGTATTGTCGTATTTCATTGTCACAACACTTCCGTAAGTAGCAGGGTAGGCATACTCAGCACCCGATACACGCATAATAGTAAAGCCGATAGGGTAACGCTCTCCGCTTTGACCGTTGAAAATGGTATCTTTAATCATGTTCATTTGGTCAACTGTTACCTCTAGAGGGAAGTTAGCAACCGAATAGCCGCCCCAGGTTCCTTGATGATCCCCAGTTAATTCTGTTTTGTTGTCAAGAGCAGTTTTTAATTCTTGTAAAATACCTTGTACATTAAACGAATTTAAACCGGTAATCTTTGAAGTTCCAACAGAAGAAGCGCCGCTTGTTCCTTCCTCTGCATCTTCTAGCGCTGTGATTAAACGGTTTAGGTAGGTTCGTAGTTGCTCCGGCGCGCTATCAAAATAGCTTTTTAAATCTGCTGCCGACATACTAGGAACGTCGGGTAAATCCGCTATTTTCTTTTCAAATCCATTTAGCTTTTCAAAAGCCATTCATTCCACCTACTTTACATAGTTTTGATACTTAAATTTAATGCCGGTTGAGGTAATCCCCATTGATTCGTTAAGCCTGTCATTTTTAAAGACAACTTGGAAATGCGTTATCTTCTTTGCTTTGATTTTAGCAGAACTTTCACGCGGAAATACACTAGTGTTGAAAGTGAACGCCGAGAAGTCCATTGCTCTAAAATCAAACGTTCCGAACGTGCGAATACTTTTCACTAGGTTGCTGTACTTTTTATTTGTTACATAGTACAGATCCACACTAGAACGAGCTGCAGGCTTTAAGCTGAAGAATACTTTTTCAATCATTTTCTTTAGTTCATCCGCTTCAAAGGTGAAGTGTTTAGATGTCCAGTACGCGTTGATTGCTTTTCCATCGTCATTATAGGCATTCGTATCATTGTCCTTTTTAAACTTATGAATAAGACCATTATCGAACGTGCCGAAAAACAGACGGTCTGCTACTTCTAAGAAACAAGAAGCATAAATGTTATTGAACGTGTACCACACTTTTAACGTGTAGTCATAGACGTATACATTACCGTTAACGGCAAGCCAGTATTTACGGTCATAGTCAATAGATACCGCGTTTTCTAAATAAGGTTCTGCTAATAGTTTGTTATCAATCGGTTGCGAGATATGGACCACGTTTTTCTCGTCACGAACATTAGAAGCTACAAGCATGTATACACCGGTCCGACTTAATGAAATCGCGTTATTATCAATCACTTCAATGCTCTTTTTCGCAATCGTTCCCACACGGTCATTGATTGGACGTATTGGGTATGTTGGAACACCTTCGTTATTTAACGAGAACCCCATTGTCCACTTAGAGCGCTGCTTCTCAATGACTAAATAATCATATTGTTTAACGAAACCTTGCACCGGGTCGCTGTCAGCACCGACTTTATAAAATCGATTCTCAGGAAAATAAGTAGGATCATAAACACCACTAGCAAAAACATAATTTTTTAATGTTGGATGTCCAGAAATAACCACCCTCGTGTCATTATCTCCACCAAATAAAACAGACATATTGCATTTAATCACCTTATCGCGTAAGCTCTGTTTTGCTTTGAACGCGGTAATAATTACGTTGTTCGTTCCTGCTGGTGGTGCATCCGTAAAGGTGACGCGCCCACTTGTACGATTAACTGTAAAGTCTGTACCCTCTACTTTATCCACATTATCCACAACAGCTTTCACAGTATCGGCATCTATACCACTAAACGTAAGCTGAAATACTTTATCTGTACCGTTTCCACTAAAGCTATCTTTAAAGCCGCCGCCTATCATGTTGAAATCTTCAAACGGTGTACCTCCACCTAAAGGCGTTTTACTGATTGAAACAGTAGGGATATAAGCAGGAACATCTTTTATTTCTGTTCCGTCATATACAAGGTAATTGCCACCGTCTAAGATGTAACAAAGGTTATTCATTAAAAAGAAAGTCACATCACGGCCCGACATACTAGAAAACAGTTCAACAGGTGTAGGCTTTGGCTGGTTGATTTCATTTTCAAAACTAACGTCTAAGTTTTCAAAAGGAATAGTTAAGTCATCATCTAACCAAATCGCTTCAGCCGTGCCTAGAAATTCATCTTTATAAGACTGTTTTAGCAGCTTATTTTTGTAAGAGAAAAGTAAATCGCTTGTACCGTCAGGTTTTACATAGTGAAAAATCCCTGTAATGCTGCCAGTGCCTAACGTATTATTGAAGTTTCGCTCGTACCCTGTACGTTTGTTCAGAGATCCGCGAATATCAATACTTACATTCATCATATCCGGGCTTTCTTTATCGTTAATTAAAGAAGGTGTAACGCTGTTATTAAGCCCGGCGAATGGTTCAATTCGTTTAATTGGTTCTTCTTTTAAGGTTGGCGTTTGGAATCGCATGTAAGCCCCTCCTTATCCCATACAGAAGACTTCAAAACTTTTGTATGTGATGCTTGCTGTAGCGTCTGAAAGTTGTGCATTACCCCTAAATAAACGCTCTTTTGTCATATCAATAGGACGAGTAGCGCTGTAAATCTTTGAAGGCTGCCCGTTAATATCAATCTTTGCCGTAATAGTTACGTTGGCAGCATCTTTTGGATAACAAAGCACTTCCATGATAAATTCGCCGGTATCGGTAATTGTGAATGAAGCTAACTGAACGCTGTTGTTTCCGTCTGTATCTGTCGAATAAACACTAGGGTACTTATTCCCATTGCCTGCAAAAGTTCCTCTTAGAACGAAACGTAAGCGCTGATACTTCGATAAGAAGAAGTTAGCCGGTAATTTTCCAAGCTCTGAGCCTAGATAAATATTTGTATTGTTTGTCGTGCCTGTATGTGTGACTTGCGTTGTATCTACCCCTATACGGAACTCATTTGTTGTCCCTTGCGAATATAGACGCGTTTCACGGCCTACACCGTTATTAACCATGTTAACTGTATTATTACTGAAGATAGCACCGTCATTAATCCATTCAGCACCACCTTGCATTAATACGCCAGTAGCACAGTTTTTAAGAGTTGATTGAATAACACCTACACGGCTGTTCATATCCGCTCTAATTCCTGCATATGTGCAACCGTCTGCTGTACTGTAATCTACGTGAGCAACTGCGTTACGAGAGATAAAGAAACCTTCAGGGCCGCCTGTAGCTGTACAAGGGTTTGAAGAATCCCCAAACGTTCCGCTTGATGAATACTGAGCACGGAAGTTACTTGCTAAACAGCTAATTCCTTTACACTTTCCGAAGAAGAAGCTTACATTTCGGACTGCCGCAAAACCGATGTCACAGTTTTGAGCTGTACAATTTCGTACATCACAATAACCACCGCTTTTCATTAAGAAGCCGTAACCGTTAAAATCATTCTTGAAGTTTTTAAAGAAAATGTTTTTAAGCTCTAAACGTAAATCCGGGCATTTCTCAATACGTAAACCAATATCACGCGTTGAAGTTGTACCATCAAAAATAGTTGAAGGGTTGCCGTTTACATCTACATCCCCCGTAATCTTAAGAGGATAACGAAAACGAGGTAAATTATAAATTTCTACCCCTTCCGTAAATGTTCCGAATAGAAGCAGCTCCCAACTACCATTTAAAATAAGAGCTGACATACCCATTAACGTGTCAATGGCTTTTGCTACGGTTTTATATGGTGTATCTAACGTTTTACCGTCGTTCGTATCGTTTCCAGTAGAACCGTTAACGTAAATCTTGTTTGTTTTAGTTTTGTCATAAAGATTCAAATCGCTAAAAGCTGTGTCGATCAGATCCATGCTAGTAGACATCTGCTGAATCGTTTCGCTTTTTGTATCAGTTACTTTCCACTTATACAAACTTTTATTTGGTGTATACTCCGGCATTGTTTTTCCTCCCTTTTTAAGCCTTAATTTCATTATAGAAATGTAAAAGGAAGTACCGGGCTTTGCTGAAATAGATGACAAAAAGCCCTACCGTTACGATAGGGCAAACATTAAATATTATTAGCTACAAGGTTGTTTGTTCCAGTACCGGCGTTACTAACACCATTACCAGCCACAAAGCCCCTTGTTAAATTACCAACCACAATACAATTGTCACTAGCTCCGGTGGAAATCCTCACGCCGTAGGAACCAGTACCTTTTGTTTTCCTACATTTATTGCTATTCACAAGAGCGAATTCGATATTAGCCGCAATTCTTATATACGGATTGGTTGACTGTAAACAAGCATCTTTAATTTTATTCCCTGTCACTTGTGCGTCAAAGTTAGCAATATCAATACCCATGTTAGGAACGTCATATATTTCATTGTTCCGAGCTGAACACCCAACACCTTGAATAGAAATACCGTTTGTAGTAGCGATCTGACCGCCGCGAATGATATTACCCTCGCAACTTGTATCGTCACCTGTCATTTGAATAGCATTCAGATAAGCATTTGTAATGGTATTGTTTTTAACGATAGCTGAAAGAGCGTGAGCAACAGAAATACCGCTGCCGCTACTATTCGCAGAACCAACATCCGTAATATTGTTATTGGCTATGACAACATTTTCAGATAAAAATGTGTCTAAGAACGAATCTTCTACAATAACGCCGTGACCTTGAACATTATTTATATTCAAGTTAGAGACTGTTACATACTCCGCGCCTTCTATTCTTACGCCACTTCCATAAATAGAACCTACTCTATGCGATAAGTTACCGCCGTTAATGACAATGTTTCTAGCTCTTGTCCCTTGATGGCCTGTAACTTCTGAGTTAACAGCAATACAATCATCGCCAACGTCCCAAACTTCATTGTTAAGAATTTGTACATATTCAGAATTGCACCAAACTACAATACCATCGCGCATCGTGTCAGAAACTTTATTGTTTTTAATGACAGAACGTTTTAAATTATAGAGATACATTCCAGCGTGACCTGTTCCAGTAACGTGTACATTTTCAATGGTTACATTTTCGCATCTATTTGCATCAGCCGATAAAATACGAATACCGTTAGAGGCGTTATCTGCTCCTATCCCTCTGTTATCTCTTTGTACATCAATAATTAAGTCGTGAATGTACATATTATTATTTCCGTTAACAGGGTCGAGGTTAACAATAGCGCTATACGCATTTGAACCTGAGCACACTATTTTTGTATTATTCTTGTTACCGAAAAACTCGACATTACTTCTATCCATAATTTGATTGGAAATTAAGTAGTTTCCGTCATTCAAGAAAACTTTTTTAATTTTGTTGGTAGCAGCAAAGATAATAGCGTCATTAATCGCTTTAGTATCGTCAGTAGCTAATGTTTTAAAACCGGCGTCCACATACCATTTTTTGTCTACGGAATTAAAAAAGTTTGCATTACCCCTTGCATTAAAAGGTGGCAATTTAATATTTATAGGAAAATCACTTAAAATATTATCTTTAAGTTTCTTTTCGTCTGCTTCATCTGCACTTTCATAAGATGAACGAGCGCGAAAAGAACTAAGATTAGATTGTGATTTCACAGAGAATTGAGTGAATAAATCAGTTATTTTTGTACTCTTGAAAGGTTGAATAGTTACAATTTGCGCGTTAATCGTAACTATTAATGATTCACCACTCAAATTATCAATAAATAATGTATCTCTCGGCGTATTGTCCGGCAATGTAAAAACGGTATCACTTGTATTTACCGTATCAACAAATTCGTTGACAACTTGACTACCCATATTAACCGTTGGCGCAGTAATAACCGGCATCTATACCCCTCCTTAAATAAAGAATATCGTATCTATTTTTTGTTGGTCGTCTGTATGGGTCTGCTTGGTGTTCTCTAATTTAGAATAAAACATGTTCATTAACTTATCGCCAATGACCGGGTTTTCGTCACCTATCGCCATTCCTCCCATGTAATAAGGGATTAACGCATGATATTGTTGTTCTACTTCAAATTCGTGCGAATCCTCAGTTTCATCTGTAAGCAATGTAGGGTGTTTGAAATAGAATAACTCTAACGTTCCCTCATACGTTGCTTGTAACCAAAGCTGACGCTTTACAATGCGATATGTGCCGGTAAACACTTCATCTTCAAAGTTGATAAAGTTTAGGTCTTTGAAATCAGACGGAAGATCCAGCTTGTGATACTTCACGGAATCCCCTTGTTTTTCGAGCGTATACACTTCTGACGCTTCAATCGGACACTCGTTTGCAATCTCGGCAATCGCATCATACGCGAAACGATTCATACGGTTTAAGTAGTCCATATTTTCATTTTCTGATATAGGCGTTCCATCAACAGAGAACTCAGCCATAAGGCCGAGCGCTCGTTTTTTTGCTTCTTCTAGGTACATGTTTTCACTCCTTTACATCATCGTTAAGTTATGAAGGATTGTAGCGTAAAAATAGAATGTTCCGGATGTGCTGCCAACAGGCGTTGCTAATAGCTGGTTATTGGTAGTGTCTAATGTGAATGTAAAACTAGGATGGTTCGCGCTTCCTCCGCTTGTTAAACCACTTGACCACAACACATCAACTTTACTTCCTACAATGTGCTTGCCTATAGCAAGATAATAAGTAGCTGTATTACCGCTTAATGAATCTGTGTTCCTTGCGGTTAACACTACAACCCCATCATATTGTGCTGTATCTCCATTATCAGAACCTAAATTACAAATAGGTGTACTAGCCGCGGTTATACTCTTAAAGAAATAACGCTCTCTAAGGCCAGTGAAACGATATGGTATTTTTCCTTTGTTATAGATCATTAACCCTTGATGCACGTTACCACTTGTGACAATTTTTTTAGAAGTTGGGTTAGTGTCTGTCACATATAAAGCGTAATGGTCAATAGTTGTTAAGTCTGTCGTGCCGTAATAAGAAACAGGAGCAGCGACATATTCAATATTATTGTCACTAAAAACAACTTCGCCGTTTTGGTCTATAGTCATTCCGTGTTTACTTGGGTAAGAAACAACGTTCCCACTTACAATGCCTTTGTGAGAAGATGATCCACTTACATTAAAACCGTCAGAAGGTTGTCTTTGACCACACCAAGCAACACGGTTGCCAATGATGGTGAATCGTTTCACACTAACCAATTTTACAGAGTCTAAGCCTGCTTCGAAGAGGTTATTGTCAGCTATACTCACCCAATCAGATTGGCCGACATACACATTGTATTCTTTCTCTTGATCTTGTGAAGCATAGTTAGGGAAGAAACATGTATTGCCACTCATTAATAAACCGTCTATCGTTTCACAATAAACGTGTGTTCTCTTCGCTACGTTGATAATATTGTTCGTGAAATGACAATCATTTGTAATCATCCAAGACGAATTGCTACCTTTACCAACATAAAACGCGTAGTTCACATTAAAGAAATGGTTAGCATCAATAATAACTTGCCCTATACTATGATCAGCAGCACCGCTTGGAGGTGTTGAAACAATGGTTTTATCACAGTTCATAAACGTACAACCTTCAATTAAACCGCGTCTTGCTCGTACAATTTCAATAGCATTTTTAGTGCGGTCTAGGTTATCGATTGTAATTCCTTTTACTTCAAAGATAACTTCAGGAATGACTAAAGGAGCATCAATTTTAATCGTACCTATTAACTTTCCTTTACCTGTGATCTTCACGAACGCTTTCTTCATGATTAAATCACCAGTAAACACTTCGCCATCAGGTAAATGAAATGTTCCACCACTCGGAACGGAGTCTAATGCTTTTTGCAAAAGAGTTGTTTCGTTCGTTCCGTCACCTTTTACGCCGAACTCTTTCGGGTTAACAAAATATTTCGTGTAATTAATTCGAGTAGACAATTCTCTTTCGTCTGAATCATCAAATTCTTTGTAAGATGAACGAGCACGAAATGAGCCGTTAGTACCAACCGCTTTCACAGTTAATTGTGTAAACGATTCACCTGTTATCTTATCGGACTTAAACCCATCAATAGTAATTGTTTGCGCCCCTGCTGTTACAGTTAGAGAAGCACCGCTTAAATTATCAATTTTCAGCGTGTCGCGTGGTGTTGTATCAGAGAAACTATAAACAACGTCAGATGTGCCGACCGTATCAACAAATTCCGTAACTACTTGGCTGCCTGCTTGTTTGTTAGGTGCTGTAATTATTGGCATTTCCTCACTCCTTTTAAAAAAAGCCACGCCAATAATGGCATGGCTCTAATTACATAATTGTAATTTCTTTTTGTGTACTCTCACGAATACGCTTGTTAACTGCTTGCGTTTGCTTGTATGAATCAGTCCAAATGTCAGCGATAACGTCAGGCACTTCAAAAGATTCACCGCGTGGAATCGCGTAAGTGATGCCGTTCCACGTAACAGAAACAACATCATTAGGATTGTTTTGATCTTCTGGAATATGAATCATTTTTTTAGGACGCTCTTTTAATTGCTGCTTCAAAGACTTTTCTTCTTCTTGCGCTTGACGCTCTAAAGACTTTTCTTCAATCGCTAATTCTTCTGGCGTTTTTACGATTTCTTCTTTTTTAGTTGGCATAATGTAAACCCTCCAATTTTAAAATAAATAGGAGCGATTCACACCGCCCCTATGAAATTATGAAACTCTTATACAGTTGCGCCACTTTCTAAACGAACCATTGCAAGTTCTTGTAAACGAGCAACCGTAAACGCACATTTCCAAGCTACTGTTGAGAACATGTTTAACGGATCGTTAGTACCGCCGCTTCCTGCTTTGTGTACGATCATTTCAGGCTTAGAAGAACCTTGAATGTCAGGTACACCGTAAGCGCCTTTACCAATGAATAGAGTGCCGAATACATCAGCACCAGCAGAACCAGCGCCGGCCCACTTCATAGCGTTGTCAGCTTCTAAGAAATAGATGCCGTACATTTTGCCAAGTGTACCCTCTACGCGGTTTTTGTTGTCCGTGTATGTGTTTTGGTCTTTCCATTCTTGTGTCTGCATTAAGTCTGTTGCTACATCCGTGTGAATGAAAGCTAAGTAACCTTTACCGCCGTTAGGTAAACTAATTTGTTTTACCTTGTTACGTTTTAATGTGCGGCGAGCTTTAAGAATGTCTAAAGCTGTGATTTTATCCGCAGCTACAATTGTATTTCGCGCAGATTTACCGTTTGCATATTGAACGTTAGTTCCTGCATAAATCATGTCACGCGCGATAGTATCAATAGATTCACCAGCATTTTCACCCATTAATTGAGCTGTCTCAGTCAACATAGGATCTAACCCTGTAAGGTTTAAGAACTCAGAAATTTTAGTCCAGTTACCGTATTGTTGAACAGTAGCAAGGATTTTTGTAATGTTTAGGTCTACTCCGTCAGGTGTTACACCTTCCGTAAGGGCCGTGGTCGACACCGCTAAAGAGTTAAGGCGACGGAAAGAAGTTGTTGCCCCACTATTCTTAGGAATGTTCTTCTTCTCCCCATAGTTAAGGAAAAATAACTCAGGTAATAATCTTTCAAGCATAGTACGGTTGTAAAACTCCGCTTGTTCTGCTGTTAATGCGTTTACGCCAGCCGTGGCATTATAGCCTTGTACGTTTGTAGCCATGTGCTCATGCACTCCCTTTTAATTAGAATGAAGTACGTTCTCCATTCAGAACTTGCCTTTGTAATTTCGCAAAGTCCTCGGAGGACATACTAGAAATACCTTTATTATGTTCAGCTCCTTGCGCTCCAAGAGAACCAGGAGACGAAGCCGCGTTTTGTTGTAGACTTTGGATTGCTTTTTGTTGTGCGGATTGATTGACTGTATTCCAGTTAGCAAGGCGGTACGCTTCTGTTAACGATAGCCCTTTGCTTTCCCTCAAATTCCACACATCATCCGTAATATCTTCCGGCTTAACGTCCGGGTGCTCGCGCATAAACTCATCAACATGCTGATTAAAAACTTGTTGGTCAGCTTCTTTTTGTTTCATTTCACGCGCATATTGAATATCAGGATGCTGTTCTAAAAACTGATTCATAGCGTTAGGGTCAATACCCTGTTGTCGCCATTGTTGCTCCTGCTGCTGTTGCTCGTATGTGTCAAGCTCTCCTTGCATTTCCTCATACGATTCATAACCCGATAAACGCGCAACACGGTCTAACTCACTTTGGTAGGTGGTAGCTCGTTCGCTTACTTTATCGTAGTTTAAACCTTTTTGGATGTAGTCAGGTGCTTCATCATACGAAACCTGCATAGGCTCTTTATTGTATTTCACTTCAAAATATTGCGGCTGCTCCTGTGGTGGGGTAGCAGTTTCTTGTTGTTCAAATCCTTGTTGCTCAGTTCCTTGCTCAAAACTTTCACTTGCTGGCGCTTCGGTTTGGTAGCCTAAGCCTTCTAATTCGTTACTCATAAATAAAAACACTCCTTTTCCTATGGTTGGGAAAATAAAACACAGACTTGCAGTACTTGATTCTTCCCACTAAACGCCTGTGAAGCCTTTTATTGCGTCATACTCAGGACGCTATATATAAATAAAGTTATGTCGATTGTTAATCTACCAATTGCCAATCTTCAGCTAATAGGTCAGTTTGAGAAGGCGACCAACCGACTACGATTGAACCATCAGCAGCTTTCATATCAATGTGAGAATTAATTTTAATTTCTGTATCATGAGGTAATTCACTTCCAACGTGTTCATCAGCTTCATTTCGAAGCTCGCGCGGCTCTACCGTTTGTCCTTTAACTAAATAAATGAACATACCTTTACCATTCCAACCCTCACGAGCGACCTTATATCCATCTTTCAAAGCTTCTAAAGCATCCGAAAAATCCAATTACATTCCTCCCATTGGTTGCGGTTGCGGCATAGCTCCCGGTTGTGGCGGCATAGCTGCGCCCGGTGCTTCTTCTTGTGCTCCATTTTCCGCAAGTATCTGTTGTTTCATTTGTTCCTGAAGCTCAGGCGGTGCGTTCAAGTATGCTTCTTGATCTTCTAACGGAAGCTGGTTGATTAAATCATCAAACTGCTGTTCTTGCTGCTGTTCTGCTTCTGCCTGCTGTTGCTTAATCTTTTTAAGTAACCTGTCCTTAAACGGTACAACATTTTTAGGAACAAATTCTAGATATGTCGCAAAGTCGATATACTGACCGTCTAAAAATTTATCTAAACTGGACATCATAAGCGTTTCACTGTAAGAAGAAGAAGGACCAATATCTACTTTAATTTTCATATCAACGTCTTTGTAATCTGTTCCAGTGAAAGGTACAGTCATACTTTGGTTGTCATCGTCTTTAATACTGATTAACCGTTCCATATTCATTTTGTTTTTCCAGAAGTCCATCCATATTAAGCCCACATCTTCAACATAGTTATAAAAACGGCGCTTGATTGATTCAAGAGGAATACCAGCCGCTTTTTGAAGTTGAATAATAGCCGTAGCGTTCAAATCACTCGAATTGTTTTCACCCATCGCATTCTCGTTGGCCCCTGCCGTTTCTTTCGTGTAGCCAATAAAGTTGTCAACTAATTCAGGTAAATGAGAAGGCATTTGAACTGGATTCATGTAGTCAATACCTTTATCAGCGCCCGGCGGTGCGTCAGTGTAAATGATTTCGCCCGGTACGTTTTGCACATGCTGTTTGACGTATGAACGGTTAATGATCATTTTCGGCCAGCCTGTAAGCTGCGCAGAAAGCAATTGCATAGCCATTAAGAAGTTAACAGCCTTTTGGTTAGGAATAATCCCCTCAGTATCAGAGACACCGAATAGAGACTGCTTACGATTCTTCCAGCACATCATAGCAAGTGGGTAACGTGTAAGCCCTGTGTCTTGTTCATCTTTAATAACGACACCGCTAGCCACCTTTAAGAAGTAAACCTTGCCATCCTTTTTAAAATAGCGATTGAGCACCGTTACTTTGTCAGCTCCATCTTGTTCCTTTTGGGCCATATCATAAGCTTGATCTACTGTTTCACTATCACTTTTAATCATGGCTATAGTTTCAGGAGGTACACCGTTATCAGTTGCGGTTTTCTTTACATCACTGACTAACTCCCGGCTAGTAATGATAATGTATGGTTGCTTCTGAATGCTTGCAGCTTGCGGATTTCCCGGAAAGAAATTAACCGCGTCTATTGTTTCGCCGCATATATCGCCCTGGTATTTCTTTTTATTACCGCCACTTATAGAAGCGTCCCAATAATAATGCACAAAGCCGCTGCCTAAGTTAGCTGCACTTTCAAGCAATTCTTCGTTGAGCTTATCTTGTTTGATATTCTCCCACATACTCTCACTGTATCGCGTGAACTTGTCAGCACCTTCCCACTCAGGAGAAGCCATAACCTCAGCTTCCGGGTCAGGTTCGTCAGCATCTAAAGCCGTGAATACCATTTTAATGTTTTCATTCATGATAGACGCAACTTTATGCGATAGGATCTGATCTACAATATTAAACACTGGACGCGGTAGCATCTTAGTTTTGTCAGTAGGTGCCGGCCATTGATCGCCAGCCTTAAAGCGCTCATGTTCTGCCCATTTGTCCATAAAGCCCATTTGTTTCTTATAGTCAAGCGCTTGCTTATACTCTTTCTCCACCTTGCCAGCTCGTTCATCAATCGTAACAGCCATCATTTAACCTCCTTCGGCGCTCCATTTAGCCACTCATTGTATACAGATTGGTTAGTCATAGCAGAAACCGCCTGCTGTTCAAACGGATTAAGAGAAGCAAACGGCGCATGTTTCTCTTTCAGTTCGTTGTGTTCATCGGCTAGTTCTTTGAATTGCCGCTTTAATTCATCGTACATATTGCCAGTTATTTTGTATTCTTCTTTGTATCCCTCTAATTCTTCTTGTAATCGGTTATAGCTTTTATTACGAGCTTTTAGTTGCTCGGTTTTTATCCCTAATTCCTGTTTCATTTCCTTGTAATCTGTTGATAATTGCACGTTTTCTTCTGCCTTACACACGTATTTAGCATGTAAGTTGTCGTAAAGGCGATCATGATTATACTGTTCTTTAATGAGCTTCGCTTTAATATAACCAGCACAGCCGATTAAAGTAACAGCCGAGCCAGTAGCAGCACTGATAAGATATTCAATCATACTTCCACCCCATTAGCTTTAAACGCGTCAATAAAAGCGTGGTACATATCGTAGACCTCACCACTTACAAGGTTCTTGCCCTCTACTTCATTACGCAACAGCAGAAAGTTTTGCTTTGCTTGTTCCTCTGTTAGTTCTAGGCAATATGTTGTTGTTTTAACACTTGAAATTTTGATAGCCATTTGTTTTCCCCCTCTGAATGTTTACCAATTAATAAAATCATCTGTTGTTTGTTCTTCTGTACGGAATGCAAACGGTAGTTCATGGTGAACCACTGTTGGAGCAGCCAGCACCGTGTCTTGTTGTTCTCGTATGTGATGGGCAACAGCAAGAGCGATAATTAAATCATCATGCTTCCCTTCCTGCGCTTCTGCTTTCCCTTTCTCATTGCGTACAAAGGTTAACATTTCGTCTAGCGTTGGTATGTCATGGATAAGTTCAGGACTTTCACGGACTACTTTAACAAGATTCGCTATAATGACAGGACGTGATGCACGATCTGTACGGAAGCCATATTTCTTTTGCACCGCTCCGGTGTATGTATCAATGGATTCGCGTATATATTGATTGCGATACCCTAACCGGTCAAGTGATTTAATCGGATAAGTAGAGAAGTTTGCTTCAATACCAATAAGCGCATAATTGAAATACTTACCCATGCAATACATTTGTTCCGTGTATAGATCCTCGTCTAACTGATTATGAAAGACAGCAACTTGTTTACCGTTTGTGTTATTCAGTACGCTTGCCGTGAAGAAATCCGAGCCGTCCCCGGACGTATCGCCGCCTATTACATAAGGCACACGCTCTTTTACATCGTCGTAAATGGTTATATATCCGTTTTCATCGTCTACCCACTGGATAGAGGTATCAATTATCTTGTCTCTTGTTTCGTTATTCGCGTATTTAAAAGTAAAGTAACCTTTCTTTTGCTCCTTCCGCTTACGTAAA